GGATATTGGCGCGACGATAATCAAATCGTCGAAGGGGTTTACCTGAAAAGGTGGGCCGCTGAGGGCGAGCCCGAGGGTTACAAAGTCACGGTTCGTTTTCGTGAGTAGCCCTTCTCCAGGTGCTCTCGCTCAGCGTCGGTTTAGGGCTAAGATGAGCCCGGCTCGTCGTGAAGAGGAGCGTCTCGCTCGTCTTAAATGGTGGGATGCCAACCCGAAAAAGGTTCTCCTACAGTCAGCCAAGAGGCGAGCACAGGAGCGTGAGCTAGCCTTCACGCTGACCGAAGACGACGTGGTCATTCCTGACCGCTGTCCAGCGCTAGGCATCCCTCTGTTCCGCTCCCGCGGAGCCGGTGGGCCGAATAGCCCAACCCTGGACCGTTGCCGGCCTGAGCTCGGCTACGTGCCTGGAAATATCCGGGTCATCTCAGGATTGGCAAACCGGATCAAAGCTGATGCGGAAGTGCCCGAGCAGCTAGAAGCTGTCGCGGCGTGGATGCGCGAGACCTCGTGTCATGCAGCCTAGCCCGCGTGCCCTGGCGTTCGTCCAGGGCTTCGAGAGGCTCCGCCTGGTCGGCTACCTCCCCACCCCGAACGACCGTCCGACCATCGGATGGGGCCACACCGGCTCTGATGTTTCGGTCGGTCTCGTCTGGACCCGCGAGCAAGCGGAGAAGGCTTGGGAGAACGACACCGGCGCCTTCACCGTCTGGCTCAACAAGCAGCTCTTCGGCATCCCGACGACGCAGGGCCAGTTCGATGCTCTCTTCTCGCTGGTCTACAACATCGGGATCGAGAACCTCCGGACGAGCACGCTCCTCCGTAAGCATAAGGCCGGCGACTACGTCGCGGCCGCCGCACAGTTCCTTCGATGGGACCACCAAGCGGGCCGCGTCGTCCCCGGACTAACGAAACGCCGCAAGGCCGAGCGCCTCATTTACCTCAGTTAGGAGACCAGCACGTGTCAGTGCTCTCTCGTCGACGCTCCCGCGTGGAGACCGTCGCCGAACACCTCAAGCAGCGCGGCCATATCTCGGAGGGTTCCGCCCTCATTGAGTACGGCCGCTTTCGCCTCGCCGACGTAATCCACCGGCTCCGGACTGACCGGGCCGACCTCATTCCCGAGGGCAAGGAGATCGTCACCATTCACAAACAGGACACGCAAGGGAACCGCTATGGGGAATACACACTCGTCGAGACGCGGTCGTCGGCCGCACGGCGCCGGCTTCAACAAGTTCGGGCCGAGCTCGACACGCCGCACGGTCGCCTCGCCCACCGCGATGAGCTTAGCTTTCTCGGAAGCCTTGGCCCGATTGGGGGTTGAAGTCCCCGAGGGCACGCGGATGCCGATGACGGTGCTACCTGAGTGGACGGGACCGCGTGACCAAACACGTACATGAGTCTGAGTCCTCTCTAGTCAGCAAGGGGCCGTGCGACGATTGCGGCTCCTCCGATGCCTGCGCTCTCTACGACGACGGCCACACCTTCTGCTTCTCCTGCGGCACGCATCACGCGGCCGAGGGGACGAAGGGCCGTCAATCCGCCCAGGAGCCCCTCAGTCGAGACCTAGTCCGCGGCGAGCTCGAGCCTCTCCGGAAGCGCAAGCTCGACCTCAAGACGGTCGAGAAGTTCGGCTACCGGCTAGGGACCTTTAAGGGCCAGACAGTCCAGATCGCACCGTACCACGACGCTGCCGGGCGAGAGGTGGCACAGAAGCTCCGCTTCGCCGACAAGGACGCAGGGATGCCCTGGGTGGGCAAGAAGGCCAAGGCGCTCCCCCTCTTCGGACAGCACCTTTGGCGCGACGCCGGGAAGATGGTGGTCGTCACCGAGGGCGAGCTCGACGCGATGAGCGTGGCGCAAGCCCAGGGCCTCCGCTGGCCGGCGGTGTCGATCCCCGACGGTGCCCATAACGCGGCCAAAGCGGTCGCTGCGGCTGCCGATTGGCTGGAGCGCTTCGAGCGCGTCGTTCTGATGTTCGACATGGACGCGCAGGGACGCGACGGCGCCGAGGAAGCGGCGCGATTGCTGACCCCCGGCAAGGCTTACATCGCTCAGCTCCCACTCAAGGACGCCAACGAGATGGTCCAAGCGGGCCGCTCAGCCGAGCTGGTCGACGCCGCGTGGAACGCCAAGGTCTACCGACCGGACGGCATCATCCGCGTCAAGGACGCCATTGACCTGGCGCTCTCGCCCCCGAGCTATGGCTATGCCTGGCCCTGGAAGGGACCGACCGAGGCCACCTATGGCATCCGCCGCGGGGAGCTTTACGGATGGGGTGCGGGGGTCGGCGCCGGCAAGACGACGGCGTTCAAGCAAGTCATCCTGTCGACCATGCGCCCCTCGATCATCGAGGACCATGACGACCTCCCCGCGCTCGGCCTTACTGAGCCGCGGAAGGTTGGCACCCTCCTCCTCGAGGAGAACGCCCGACGGAAGACCCTGAAGACCCTCGGAGGCATGGCCCTTGGGAAGCGCGTCCACGTCCCCGGAGTCGAGTTCGACCCGGAGGCGCTGCGCGGCGTGATGGAAGAGATGGACCCCTACCTCTTCATGTACGACCACTTTGGGGCCAAGGATTGGAGCGGCATCAAGGACATCATCCGGCACATGGTGTTGGGTGAAGGCATCGAGGATGTCTTCCTGGACAACCTGACGGCGCTCCTCGCGTTCGCCGAGGACGACCGGAAGGAGCTCGACGGGATCATGGCGGACCTCGCCAGCCTGGTTGAGCAGCACCACTTCACGCTCCACTACATCAGCCACCTCACCACCCCGGACGGGAAAGCCCACGAAGAGGGCGGCCGCGTCCTGGCTAAGCAGTTCACCGGCGGCCGCGCAATCGCCCGCTGGTCCCACAACATGATCGCCCTCGAGCGAGACCAACAGGACCCCGATGGGATCACCACGCTTCGCATCCTCAAGGATCGCGAGACGGGGGACGCCGCGGGCCGGCTGTTCGGTCTCGAGTACGACCGAGACACGGGCCTCTTTCGAGAGGTCCCTGTGTCGGAAGGAGGCGGCGGGTTCAAGGATGAGACACGCAGCAATGACTTCTGATTGGCAATACCATTCTCCACGCCGGAAAGGCGACGCTCCATCGGAGTTCGATCCGACCTCGGAAGTCGAGCTAGATTGGCGTGGAGGTCCGACGGGCTGGACACCACTTCGCGGCCAGCAGCCTGGATGGTACCCTGATTTTGATTATCGTTTCAGGCTTCCAGTGGGAGGAGCAAGTACTTCCTCCCTCCCGGAAGACGACGGGCTCCGCAACGAGTACCCCATGTTCGACGGGCTGATCGCCTACTTCCCCAACGCACTCGCCGAGGTCGCCCGAGTTTCCAAGATCGGGAACGATCAACACAACCCCGGTGAGCCCATGCATTGGGCTCGGGGCAAGTCGACGGACCACGGGAATAAAATCCAGCGCCACCTCGTTGACATCGGAAAGAAGGATGCTCGTGGCGTGCGGCACTCAGCCCGGCTCGCCTGGCGGGCCTTGGCGAACCTCCAGGAGGAGCTTGAGCGCGAGGAAGGGTACCCCCTCTCCCGCGGCTCCAAGGCTGCCTGATGCAGTCCCGCACCGACTCCTTCATGGAGGCGGTGACGAACACGGCCATCGGCCTCGTCATCTCCACCATCGCCAACTACTTCGTGATCCCGGCGGTTCTGGGTGTCCGCATGACGCACGCCCAGAACGTGGTCCTCGCGGCCATCTTCACGGTCATCTCGATAGCCCGATCCTACACCCTGCGGCGCGTCTTCAACGGCCGCACACCGTGGCAGGCGCTCCGCGCCGCCTACTCAGGGAGTCCCATGAATAAGCTCTTCCAACGCATCAAATTCCGCGTCCTCGACGCCATCACGATCTTCATCGAGGACCGCCTCGAGAACCTTGCGGTGGCCCTAGCGTACCTCGCGCGCCGCCAGAGGGTCGCCAATGACCGCTTCATGGCGAAAGAGCGGGAGCTGATTGGGGACATCAATCGGCTCCGCGAGAAACTCGAGAAGGCCAGCGCGGCCCGCGACGCGGTCGAGAAGCTCCTCAGCAAGTGAGCAACGGTGGATAAAGCCATCGCCGTTGATGCCTTCAACCTACTGTGTGGAGCCCGGCTCGGGGGAGGCATCCATCGAGAAGTGTACGCCTGCCGACTGCGGCCTGATTTGGTCGTGAAGGTCGAGACGGACACTAACTGGCGATACTTCGCCAATGTCCATGAAATGAAGTTCTGGGACGACAACCAATTCGATAAGGCAGTCTCCCGCTGGCTAGCCCCGGCGGAATACCTGTCGCCTGACGGTCGTATCCTCCTTCAGCGTCGTGTTGAGCCACTCCGGCAAGGCGACAAGCTTCCCGACAAGCTGCCCGCGTTCCTCAGCGACATCAAGCGAGAGAACTTCGGCTGGCTCGACGGGCGGCTGGTCTCTGTCGATTATGCGCTCGCCCCCAATAACCCAAGCCTTCGGCTTCGCAAAGTCGATTGGCACTGAGGCGCTAACGCCTCCACGGAGGCCCATGCTCGTTTTCGATACGGAGTCCGACGGCTTCCTTGATGACGCCACGAAGCTCCACGTAATCAACCTCATCGACCGAGAGACGGGAGCGCGGGAGGCCTATCACGACCATCCCGAGGTCTCGACGACCAACTTAAAGGGCTCGCTGAAAGATGGAGCAATCCGTCTCGGTGAGGCTCTTCTGAGCGGACGTCAGATCGCCGGCCACAACATCATCCGCCACGACATCCCCCTGATCGACAAGTTCTTCCCTGGTTTTTGGGCGGCCGTTCCACGAGAGCTCATCGTCGACACCCTCGTCGCCTCCCGGCTCATCTGGACAGACCTCGAGGACATCGACAACCGCGCCCTCAAGAAGGGCAAGCGGCCCACGGTGTTCCGCGAGAAGCGGCTCGTCGGGAGGCATAGCCTTGAGGCCTGGGGCTACCGCCTCGGGTTCCTGAAAGGGGACTTCTCCGGCCCGTGGGACACCTTCACTCCGGAGATGGCCGACTACGGCATCCAGGACCCGGAGGTCACTCTCGCCCTCGTCGAGAAGATTGAGGCCGAGAACTACTCCGAAGAGGCCATCCGGCTCGAGCATCGCGTCGCCGAGATCATCTTCCTCCAGGAGCGCCACGGCTTCTGGTTCGACACCGACGCCGCGGAGCGGCTGGAGATCGAGCTGACCGCCGAAAAGGCACGCTTAGAGGACGAGCTCAGAAGCGCGTTTGCTCCGTGGTACGAGCCCGAGCGCTACAAAGGGAAGATCGTCGAGGTCGACCCGAAGCGCCGTCGCACGGCGGGGGTGGCGTCTGAGGACGGCGAGCAGTGGCGGTCGAGTTACGAGCCCGGCGAGCCTTACTGCAAGGTCAAGCTGGTCTCCTTTGAGCCCGGCTCGCGCGACAAGATTGCCAACCGACTGAAGGCCCTGATGGGCTGGACGCCGGTGGACTTCACCCCGACCGGAAAGCCGAAGGTGGACGAAACCACGCTCGGTGGCCTGGACTACCCTGAAGCGAAGCTCCTGATCCGCTACCTGACCGTCGACAAGCGGCTCGGCCAGCTCGCCACCGGCGACGAGGCCTGGCTCAAGCGGGTCAAGCCGGATCACCGCCTCCACGGACGGGTCAACACCAACGGCGCCATAACGGGCCGCATGACGCACTCGGGGCCGAACATGGCCCAGGTGCCGGCGATCCGCGTGGACGACAGCGACAAGCCGCTGCTCGGCTTCGAGGGCGGCTACGGGGTCGAGAGCCGCCGGCTCTTCACGGCCGCGCCTGGTAAGGTGCTGGTCGGGGTCGACGCCGAAGGCCTCGAGCTGAGGATGCTGGCCCACTACATGGCCCGCTACGACGGGGGCGCTTACGTCGATACCGTCGTTAACGGCAAGAAGGCGGACGGCACTGACGTTCACTCGGTGAACCGCAAGGCTATCGGCCTCAACAGTCGGTACAACGCGAAGACCTGGACCTACGCCTACCTCTACGGCGCCGGAGACCTGAAGCTCGGCAAGATCGCATACGACGACATGACCGAGCAGCAGCGGGTGGTCTTCAACAGCAAGCACTCGCCGGGCGCGGCGCGAGAACGGGCAATGGCCCGGCTCGGCGGCCAGAAGCGAAAGCGGATCGAAAACAGCTTGCCCGCCCTCGGCGAACTTCAGAAGGCGATCAAGACCGCGATCCGCTCGACCAAACAGCTCCGCAGCGTGGACGGCCGGATGCTCAACATCCGCGCTCAACACTCCGCGCTCAACACGCTGCTCCAGGGCGGCGGCGCGGTCGTGATGAAGAAGGCGCTGGTGCTCGCTTACGACTCCTTCCTCGAGGAGGGATGGTCGTGGGGTGAGCAATTCGCCTTCGTTGTTAACGTCCATGATGAGTTCCAGATGGAGGCAGACCCCCCGTATGCAGAACAGCTCGGCCGTATTTCGGCCGAAGCCATCCGGCTCGCCGGTGAGGCGTTCGACCTCCGCTGCCCCCTCTCGGGTTCGGCGGACTCAGGCCAAACCTGGGCGGACACGCACTGAGAGAGACCCCCGCTACGTGATGATACAGAACGCTCGCGTTCGGGCTCGCGCGGCGGGGGTTCCATTCACGATCACGAAGCAAGACATCGTGATCCCGACACATTGCCCGATCCTAGGTATCCCCTTGTTCAAGGGGCCACGGGGTGGGAGCGACAACAGCCCCTCCCTCGACAAGATACGGCCCGAGCGAGGGTACACGCCGGGCAACATCATCGTCATCAGCAACCGAGCCAACCGGCTCAAGGCGGACGCCACCATTGAGGAGCTGAGGGACATCGCGTCCTTCTATGCGACCCTCCGCGGTGGCGTGCGCGTCACAGGAGCATCAACATGAAGTGTGCCGTCTGTGGCTCACCTTTGAGCCAGACGCGGTGCGGCAAGAACAGCAAACGGATTTGCCCGCGAGGCCATCCGCAGGACGCCGCTCCGCCGCAGCACCACGCCGTCATCGCCGAGATCGACGGTGCCGCAATCCCCTCGGATTGGGCGTGGGCCGAATGGGTCGAACAGCAAGGTATCGGCGAATGAAACTTCTCAAAGACATCCTCTTCGACGCCACGAACGTCTCGCTGGACTTCGGGCGCCTGATCGGCGTTCTCGCTGTCCTCAGCGTCATCTTGGCCGCCGGCGGAAACTTCTTCCTCCACGGCAAGGACATCGACCTGGGGCCAACCGGGCTCCCCGGCGGACTCGCTACGATCCTCGCGGCGGCCGTTATCTACATCCTCAAGGACCGCCAGCAGGCCAAGGGATGAGCCCCTTCCGTACCGCCCTCGTGGTGCTCCTAGCCATACTCATCGGCTATTGCAGCGCCAGCGCCCCGGCGTTCGCCGACGGGGAGTTCTGTCCGCGGATCAACACCGAGACCTACCCGCCCAAGGTCTACCTCCCGGAGCAGGCTCAGCCTCCGCTCTGGATGCCAGACAACCGGCGGGTGGTCTGATGGAAGCCCTCGCTGTCCTCGGGTTCCTCCGCAAGAACTGGCAGGGTCTCCTCGGGCTCCTCCTCGGGATCACCCTCGGGTCCATGCTGCTCATCCAGAAAGGCGAGACCCGCCACTGGAGAAAGCAGAGCAACGGCTTCGAGCAGCTCTATCACCGGGAGCAGGCGGCCTTCGCCCAGACCGTCGCGAACTACCGCGCCGCGGCGGACGCCGCTCGCGCAGCCGATAAGGCCCACGCTGACCGCGTCCTCGCGGAGCAGGCCGCCATTAACAAAGAAAGAGACGCCTCCTATGAAGCGCGTATTGCTGACGCTCGTGCCCGCGCTGAGCGTGCTGAGCGGCTGCGACAGGCCGCCAGCGCCTCAGCCCATCCCGGCAGTCCCGGAGCAGCGCCAGTGCCCGGCTCTGTCCCCGCCGCCGGCGGCCCTCATGGTCCCGCCCCGCAAGCTGGACTTTCTCCCAACGACGCCCTCGTCGCCACCGAGCAAGCCATCCAGCTCGACGAGCTCCAACGGTGGGTGAAGGAGAACCTGAAGATCGACCGGACGGGTCCCGACAGCTCGTCGTCGTCCCCGAGCGGGAACCGCTGACGGAAAGCGAAGCTCGGCGGATCGGCACGGCCGCGAACCGGCTGCCACGCTTGCGCCATCTTCGCAATGAGGCGGCGAAGCAGGGTGGCAGCATCGTGATCGGAGGCGGCTACACCGCCCAGAGCGTTGCGTTGGGTAGTCTCGACCTCGAGACGGTTCTCTCGGTCCTCATCGAGCGCGACGAGCTGTTCCTCGCGAGCTTCAACATCAAGATTGAGAGACCATGAAACAGACACACACTATTTCTATCGTGATTGATGATGAAGACCCAATCGAGAAGCAGAGACATGAGGCGCGCATCGCGGCAAGGTCTCTTTACGACTTCGTTACGGGAGACGCTGACCGCCGCGTAGAGCTTTATAAGCAAATGGCGGAGGTTCTTCATGATGGTAAAAAGGTGGAGGAACTGTTGGCCGAGCAGCGGCGGGCGCGGCTCTGTCAATCAGAATGACCCGCACCCTCCTGCTCGACGCCGACCTCCTCGCCTACCGAGCCACCTCCGCGAACCAGCGGTCCTACGATTGGAACGGTGACGGCACCCAATCGGTAGCCGCTGACGAGGAGGCGGCCCGTAGGCTGGCCGAGGAAGAGATCGTCAAGCTCGCCGACCGGCTCAAGGCCGACGACATCATCGTGTGCCTCTCGGATGACTTCAACTCGTTCCGCAAGGACCGCGTCGATCCGACCTACAAGGCGGCACGCGGCGACGTCGAACGGCCGGTCCATCTCTACGACCTCAAGGAGTGGCTGGCGGAGACCTACGAGACCGTCCGCTGGACGGCGCTCGAGGCCGACGACGTCATGGGTATCCTCGCCACGGACCCCAATAGGACCGACGAGCGGATCATCGTGTCCGCCGATAAGGACATGAAGACGATCCCCGGCAAGCTTTACCGCCCGCAGGATCAGTATGGTGGGGAGAAGCCCCGCATCCGGGAGATTAGCGTCGAGGACGCCGACTGGTTCCACCTCTGGCAGACCATCGTTGGTGACGTCACGGACGGTTATCCAGGGCTCCCCGGCGCCGGCCCCATCGCCGCCCAAGAGTTGCTCACGGGTCTCGGGTGGGAGGACTATGAGCACGTCCTCAAAGGTGGCCCCCGCAAGGGCCAGCCCGAGACCCGGTGGCGGCGAGTGGAGATGCCTGTCTGGGCGGCCATCGTCTCCGCCTACTGTAAGGCAGGCCTCACCGAAGCCGACGCCATCAAGCAAGCCAGGCTCGCCCGCATCCTTCGCTACGAGGAGTGGGACGGCCGCACGCCGCGGCTTTGGAGCCCGCCCAAATAGCCATGTGCCATTATGCCGCACCCCTTTGGGGACCACCTCGGTTCCTACTAGGTATGCGTTAGAACGTACCGAGCACTGGCACGCCTAAACTTGAAGCCTCGGTTTCCCTTGTGTGGAGACCGGGGCTTTCTTTCCAGGAGACCAGATTGCGCTTCCCCGACACTATCGGGGAGTTGATCCGGCAGCTCGACGAGCGGTTCCCCGAACCCGTCCCGCAGCCCGGCGACTCCTCCGACAAGATATTCCACGCGGCCGGTCAACGGTCGGTCATCCTCTTCCTGAAGAACTGGCGCGATGGCGCCGGCCAGGCGCCGCCTCCCGTGCGGCCCAGAGGACAAGGCCGCCCTGTGCGCTGAGCCCTGTCCCCACAGGAGACCCACGCATTGTGCGTCGCAAGTAAACCGAAAATCCCGGCGCCATCAGCCGCGGAACAAGACAAGCCGCTCCCCGTCCTCCGGAACCCCATCCTCGACGGGCTGCTCGGCAACATCGCGGCCACCCGCGCCGGCACCAGCGCCTTCCGGATCGACCTCGTGAACCCCCTCACGATCCCTCCCGCATCCAGCGGTGGGTCCAGCGGCAACTCGAGCGGGACGTCAAGCGGCGGCTCAAGCACCGCTACCTCTTCCTCCGGCACCTCCAGTGGTGGCGGCGGAGGTGGCGGCGGCAGCCGAGACTTCCGCATGAACAGGTTCTAAGATGGCGACCGCAGCTTCGCGCTACGCACTCTTGCAGCGCTCTCGCAACACCGTCCTCGAACAAGCCCGCACCGCGTCCAAGCTCACCATCCCCGGCCTGATCCCCGAGCAAGGGGCGTCTGATCCGCACGACGTCGCCACGCAGCCCTACAGCTCCCTCGGAGCCCGCGGCGTGAACAACGTGGCGGCCAAGCTGCTCCTCTCGCTGTTCCCGCCGCAGCGCCCCTTCTTCCGCCCAGAGATCGACCCGAAGACGGCCGAAGCGATGGGTACGAAGCTAGGCCCGGCTCAGGAAGCCCTCGCCGGCATCAGCCATTTGGCGATGGCCCTGGTCGAGGCCTCTGGCTCGCGGCCGCTCTGGATGGAGGTCTTCCGTCACCTGATCGTGGCCGGCAACACCCTCGTCTACCACCCCGACGACGGCAGCGTCCTCCGGATGTGGCGGCTGGATCAGTATGTGGTCCGCCGTGACGCCCAGGGCAAGCTGCTCGAGGCGGTGATCGAGGAGGAGGTCTACCCCTCCGAGCTCGACGAGGCGACACTCGCCGCCGCGAACATCGCAGTCGATCAGAGCGCCGAGCCCGGCCACCCGGCCGACAAGAGCGAGGACAAGGTCAAGCTCTACACGATGATCCTCCGCGAGGGGGACAACATCATCCACTACCAGGAGCTCAACGACGTTGAGGTCCCCGGCTCCCGCGGTCAGGCCAAGGCCGACGTGGCGGGCTGGCAGGCCCTCCGTTGGCAGGCGGTTCCCGGCTCTGACTACGGGCGGTCGATGATCGCCGAGTACGCCGGCGACTTCCTCTCGCTCGAGGACGGCTGGAAAGCGATCCTCCAGTTCGCCGCTGAGGCCGCCCGCATCATCCGCATCATCGACCCGAACTCCGGGATCGACGTGGAGGAGCTGGCCCAGGCCGAGACCGGCGACGCCCTCACCGGCTTCATCGACAAGATCAACACGCTCCAGCTCGAGAAGGGCGCGGACTTCCAAGTCCTTTGGAACGTGCTCCAGAGCATTGAGCGGCGCCTCTCGCAGGCGTTCCTCCTAACCGCGAACACCATCCGCGACGCCGAGCGCGTCACGGCCGAAGAGATCAGGGCGGTCGCCCAGGAACTCGAGGACTCTTTCGGAGGGACCTACACGGTCCTCTCGTCGGAGGCTCAGGCGCCCTACGCGCGCCGCATCCTCTACATCCTGGCGAAGCAGGGCAAGGCGCCCAAGCTCCCCAAGACGGTCACCGTCCAGGTGGTCACGGGGTTCGCCGCGCTCGGCGAGACGCACGAAGCGGTCGCCATCATGGAATGGGCCAAGTCCCTCCTCGAGCTCTTCGGTGAGAATTGGATGTCCGCCAACGTCGACGGCCAGGAGCTCGCGCTCCGCACCGGGACCTCTCAGGGCATCATGGATGTCCAAGGGCTCCTCAAGTCGGCCGCCCAACAGCAAGCCGAACAGCAAGCAGCAGCTCAACAGCAGACCACCGCGGCAGTCGCCCCTCAAGTCGCCAAAGGCGCAATGGACCTGGCAAAGGACCCTGAGGCGGCCGCCCGCATCGCAGAAGGTATGAATGGCAGCCAGTAAGAACATTCTAAGTGCCCTGATGGGTAGCAAAAATTCCGCATCTGAGCCTGAGACTCCGGCGGAGATCACAGACATCCCCCCTGACGAGCTCGCTGAGATCGTCGCGGCCCAGGAAGCACCCGCTCCGCAGCGCGAAGAACTCGCCGGTGGCACCATCCGGGAAACCAACACGGTCTATGAAGACCGGACGTTGAACCCCGAGGTCGACCGCGTGACCGAGTATGAGGCCGAAGAGGTCTCGCTCGAAGGCGGCTCGCTCCTGACCACCTACGGCGCCCCTCTCGGTGGCTGGCCGAAGGACAAGGCCGCAGCCGGGGAGGCTGAGTAATGGCGGAAGAGAACGCCACAGGCGAGGTCACTGAGAACCTCGCCGGCACCGCCTCCTTCACCGTCGAGGCGTCCGCTCCGGACCCCATGCGTCCCTCCATCGAGCCCAAGCCGGCCCCTGAAGGTATCCCTGAGAAATTCTGGGATGCCGACAAGGGTGAGGTGAGGCTCGCCGAAATGGCGAAGTCCTACGCGGAGCTCGAGGCCAAGTTCTCGGCTCCGAAGGAAGAGACTGAGGCCGCTACCGAAGAGTCCGAAGAAACCTCCGAAGAGGTGACCGAGGAGTCGACGGAAGAGTCGACAGAGGAAACCACCGAGGAGACTTCTGAAGAGGAAGAGTCCTCAGAGGAAACCTCTGAAGCCTCCCTCGCGGACGCCATGACGGCCGCCCAGACGGCCTACGCCGAAACCGGCGAGCTGTCTGCGGAAGTCCGTGCGCCTCTCCTCGAGGCCGGCATCAGCAACGAACATATCGACCTCTACCTCGCGGGCGTGAAAGCCTACGAGGAGGGCCTCAAGTCGGCGGCCATGAAGGCGGCCGGCGTGGAGGACTATGCGGAGGTCCAGAAGGCCGTCGAATGGGCGGCCAAGAACTGGTCACCCAAGAAGATCGAAGCGTTCAACGCGCAGTCCGGCGATGTCGAAACCGTCGGGCTGGCCGTGACGGCGCTCTTCAAGGACTATCGCGGCGCTGAGCCCGGCGAAGGCCGGCTCACGAACGTCACCTCCGGGACCAACCGAGGCGACGTCTACAGCGACCGTCTCGAGTTCGACCGCGACCTCGCGAAGGCCGACACGGCCCGCGACCCGCTTGCGCGCAAAGCGGCCGTCGCCAAGATGGAGCGGTCGATCAAGGCCGGCAGTCTCAAGAAGAAGTAATCCTTTCCGGGGCGGCACCGCGCGGCGCTCCCCCGAAACCCCCGCCGTTCGCGCGACGCCGGGGACAATGCGCCGGCCTCGGCCCCGTCACCGATAGCCAACGACGGGCAGTTATTACCGACGACCAAAAGACAACCCGACCGCCCGAGACGAGCCCTGAGGGGCCGATCCTCGACCAGCACGGGCCTTGAGGAAGCGGACCACCAGAAGTCCACACCTCAACGAAAGAAGTTTAAGTGAACTCCAATCCCTCACGTCCAGGTCTCCGCGAAGGCGGCTCGGACGCTCTCGAACTCTTCCTGAGCACCCGCGGCTCGGAAGTGCTCACCGCCTATGCGGCTGAGCTGAAGGTCGCTGGAACGATCCTCAGCCAGAGCCTCAAGGGCGCTAAGGACGCCAAGTTTGCGGCGTTCTGGAACGCGGATGTCCAGTACCACACCCCCGGTGTCGAGATCACCGGCGGCCAGATTGCGTCGCAGGACGTCACGGTCGCGCCGGACGACAAGCTCATCAGCTCGGTCTTCGTGTCCGACGTTGACGAGGCTCTGTTCGACCTCGACGTCCGCTCGCCTTACACCGAGGCGATGGGTCGGGCGCTCGCCGAGCACTACGACGCCAACACTGCCCGCATGATCGTCAAGTCGAGCCGCCAAGGCGCGCTCTTCGTCAACGACAGCGGTGGTTCGGCGCTCACCAATGCGGCGTTCGCAACCACGGCCACCACGCTCTTCGACGGCATCAGCCAGGCGAAAGAGACGATGGACGGCAAGAAGGTTCCGGTGAACTCGCACCCGGTGCGCGCGATCCTCCCGACGGCGCAGTGGTATCTTCTCGCTCGCAGCGACAAGAACCTCAATCGCGACTTCAACGGCGGCGCTTCCGACATCCGGAAATACTCGCTGACGACTGTCGACGATGTCGAGGTCATCAAGTCGAACAACCTGAACTCCGTGTTCGGCGCGAACGACTCGGCCAACGCCGCGATCCCGTCGCTCTACCGCATCGACATGACGAACACCCGTGGTGCCGTCTACACGCCGTATGCGGCCGCAACCGCCGTGGTCCAGGACCTCGGCTTCCAGATGGTCGACCAGCCCGAGAAGCAGGGCGTCCTTCTGATCGCTCGCCGCATGGTCGGCATCCGTCCGCTGCGGTCGAAGACCGCTGTCGAACTCAAGATCGCTTAAGGAAGGAACCAGCTAAATGGCACAGGTAGCCTCCCTGCGTAGCGACAAAATCCCCATGATCAATCATGGCATCCAGCACATCCAAAAGGTGCTGGCGCTGACGAACGGCATTGCGGCCAACGGCGACAACATTGAGGTCTTCGGCTTCCCGCCGGGCCTCAAGAGCCGCCTTCACCGCGTCTCGGTTCGTCAGGCCGCGACCCTCGGTGCTGGCGCTACGCTGACCGCTCAGGTCAACGTGAGCGGAACGCGCACGGGCATCACCGGCGCGACGACCGCCGCCGCGGCCAGCAAGGTCGACTCCGACTCAGACATCGACATCCCGATGGACCTGAGCGGCGGCGAAGTGATCGAGCTCGCCGTTGGCGGTGCGAACATCACCGCCGGCGCGACCGTCACGGTCGACATTTACGTCGCACCGCGCAGCTAACAACTGTCCTCTGAAGGGGCCGGGCCACCCGGCTCGGTCCCTTTTTTGGCCCCTCAGGAGCCCTTGCATTGTCCCTCCTCGCCCCCATGACGGACCTCGAGGCCGTGAACCGTATGCTCGGCACCCTCGGCCAGGCTCCAGTGAACACCCTTGAGATTGCCGGCGTCGGCGACGTTGCCGATGCGAAACGCCACCTCACCGAGACCCTCCGGGACGTCGAGACGGTCGGCTATTCCTGGAACACGGACTACGGCTACGAGCTCACCCCGGACGCGGACGGAGCGATCCTCCTCCCCACCGGCACCCTGGACATCGACGCTTCGGACGCCACGGCGAACCTGACCGTGCGCCGGCATCCCGAGAAGGACGCCCTCGCGCTCTACGACGCGGACAACCACACGTTCGACTTCAGCGAGACCTACTCGGCTGACAGCCCTCTCTCTGTCGATATCATCTGGGGGTTCGCGTTCAACGACCTTCCGCAGGCCGCTCGGACCTACATCGCGACGGCCGCAGCGCGCCGCTTCCAGGCCCAGAAGGTCAGCTCAACGATCCTCGACAAGTTCGATGCCGAGGATGAGGAGCGCGCCTTCTTCTTGCTCCAGCGGTACGAGCGCCGCTCCCGCGACACCAACAGTTTCCGCCGCAGCGCCACCCTCCAGAAGTGGGTCGGCCGCCGCGCACTTTAATCTAGGAGATCGCCTTGGCGCTCACGACGCGCACCATCCCGTCGCTGATGAATGGCATAAGCCAGCAGCCGGCGATCCTCCGCTCCTCGGATCAGACTGAGGACGAACTCAACACCTGGTCGCGCGTGGCCGAAGGCCTCGGCCGGCGTCCTCCGACCCAGACGGTTCTCCCGTTGGCGTCCATGCCGGCGCCGGGGACGTACTCCGTTCACCACATCAACCGCGACGTCGATGAGCGCTACCTCGTGCTCATCATGTCTGGGTCCATCCGTGTCTTCGACGAAGCCACCGGCCTCGAGAAGACCGTCAACGCGCCCCGCGGATGGGGCTACCTCGATCAGGCCGCCGACGTCTACCGCGCGGTCTCGGTCGCTGACTACACGCTGATCGTCAACACGCAGAAGATTGTCGCCTTCAAGGCAGTCGGCGCCGATCAGACGGCCCAGAACGCCAACAACCTCTGGCTTGGCGGGTCGAGCCCGACCTACCACACGACCTCGCCCACCGACATCATCCTCGCCGGGCAGGCGCACCAGTATCACGCCAACCCGGTCTATGGCGGCGGCCTCACCGGCACCGTCACGGGGATGGATAAGCTCCCGACAACGGTGTGCTCGGGCTGCGTCTATAAGGTTCTCGGCCAGAACGACACCGCCTTCGTCTCCTACTATGTGATGGGCGACGGCCAGGTCTGGAACGAGACCGTAGCGCCGGGGCTCCAGAACGCGCTTGACGAGCTGACGATGCCGTGGGCGCTGGTTCGCCAGAGCGACGGGACGTTCACGTTCGCGCCGTTCTCCTGGAAGCCGCGCCGCGTCGGGGACGACGAGACCAACCCCAAGCCGCCCTTCGCTGGCCGGACGATCCGCGACATTTTCTTCTACCAGAACCGGCTCGGGCTGGCGGTGGACGACGGTGTCGTCTTCTCGGCCGCCGGCGACCTCGGCGACTTCTGGCGGCGCACCGTCCTCGACTACATCGACAGCGACGGGCTCGCGGCCTCCGCGGCCAGCACCGATGTCGCCATCATCGACTACGCACTTCCCTTCGCGGACGGCGTGATGCTGTTCTCGCGCCAGAAGCAAATGTCGCTCACCAACGGCGACAGCGGTCTCAGCGCCCACAGCATCGCGATCCAGCCGGTGACAAGCTACGTCATGGCGACGGGCGTCCGCCCGGCTGCTATCGGCGAGCAGGCGCACTTCCTTTCGGAGGCACGTGGCTTCGCGGCTGTCCAGGAATACACGCGCCTCGCAGGGAACGATCCGCTCGAAGCGGCGGACATTACCGCCCACGTGCCCCATTTGATCCCTAAGGGCGCCTCACGGATCATTCCGCTGCCAGACTTGGACGCCTTGGTGATCCTGGTCGGTAATGCCGCCGCCACCGAGCAGCGCCGCACGGCCTACGTGTATCAGTTCTTTTGGGATGGAGACAAGAAGCTTCTGTCGGCCTGGCGCATCTGGGACTTCGGCGATGCCGAGCCCATCACCGGCGCCTACGAGAGCGGCAACCTGATGCTCGTGATGAAGCGCCCCGACGGGACCTTCCTCGAGCGCATCGACCTCTCCCCGGAGGCCTTCAGCGCCAACCAGGACAACCCCATCTATCTGGACCGTCAGGTCAGTGTGATGGGTAGCTATAACAGTGGCACGGATCGGACTACGTTCAGCCTCGGCTACGCGCCGACGCAGGATACCTTCCGGCTCGTCCGCGGCAATGACACGGCAACGCCGGAGTCGATCATCGACGTCACTGGCTACGTCTTCTCCGGCACGGCGGTCTCCGTCCCCGGCAACGAGACGGGCCACGTCACGGCCGGCCAGAACTACACCTCCAAGGTCGTCCTCTCCGAGCAATTCCCGCTCGATTGGCAGAACCGTCCGCTCACGCTCGGCCGCCTCCAGCTCCACTCGTTCACCGTGAACCTCGTGGACACGGCCTATCTGCGCGCCGAGGTGTACCCCTACGGAGCCGCTGCGGCTGCCCTAGAGCCCGGCCTCAAGTCCGTCATGGAGTTCTCTCCGCGGACCCTCTGGTCCCCCTCAGCGGCCATCGGAGAGCGTCACTATCTCTCCGCTCCGTTCACCTTCTCGGTGGCCGGACGGTCGACCGATGCCCGCATCGAGCTCATCAACGACACCCCCTTCGACAGCACGATTACGTCGGCGCAGTGGGAAGGGTTGTTCTTCTCGAGAGCTCTTTGACGGCGCGGGCGATTGATACCGCAACGCTCCCTGAGGACACCGTAAGGGAAGCCATCGAGCACATCGCTGCAAACCTCCGGCCCGCCGACAAGGCGGAGATTGAGGCGTCCCTCGGGGACGACGTGGACCCGTTCTGGACTCTCTTCGAGTCCTGGGACTTCTCCATCCGGAGCTGGCTGATCGTCGACGAGACCGGGCTCCCAATCGGGATATTCGGGGTCGCTCCATTCAGCCGGGAGAAGGTCGGGGTAGCTTGGCTCCTCGGCACTCCCGGCATGGAGGAAGCCGCTTACTCCGTCGCCCGGCAGACCCGCCGGTACATCCGCGAGATGCACGAAGCCTATCCCATCCTGTGGGCCAACGTCGACGCTCGGAATGAGCTCTCGATGAAGTGGCTCGCCTGGGCGGGCTTCGGCGTCGTCGATGCCAACCCCGCCTTCGGGCCGCAGAAGCGGCTCTTCCTAGAGTTTCTGAGGACCCGATAATGTGTGATCCTATCTCGATCAGCATTGGCTTGGCTGTCGCCACCACTGCCGTCAGCACTATCGGGCAGATACAGTCGGCCAACGCGGCCAATGCCTCGATCAAGGCGCAGTACGCGACCAAGACCAAAGAGATCGACCAGGCGGCCACGCAGGAGATCAACAACCGGCTGAGGCAGATGCGGCGCGAAGAAGCCCGCATCCAGGTCGCAGCCGGCGAGTCTGGTCTCAGCCTCGAGAGCGGCGCGATCAAGGCGCTTCAGTCGGACGCTGAGATGCAGGCCGGCCTCTCCAACGAGGTCTCCCTGGCGAACCGCGAGTCCCGCCGTGAGGCGGCCCGAGCTGAGGCGAATACTCAGATGGTCTCGAAGCCCACGCTCCTCGGAGCCGGGCTCCAGATTGGTCTTGCTGCCGCCAACGCGGCGCAGGGGGCCGGGGCCTTCAAGAAGGGGACCCATTAATGGACCTCGCTAAGACGGACCCCCGGAGCACCTCGCGACCGCAGCGGACCTTCCGCCGCGACACCACGATCCCTCGGGTCGACACCGAGCAGCCGGCGAGGGAAGTCAATGCCCGCATCCTGCGGCCGGACACGAGTGATGCGGACGCCCTAGCCCGCATCCTCGGGCTCGCGAATGAGGTCGGCCAGAACGTCGTCGGAGACTTCGCGAACAACAAGCGCCAGGCCGACGCCGGCGCCGCAGCCCTGGACTTCGGGGCGGGCGCCAAGAACGAAGAGCGGTTCGCCCGCTCGCAAGCCTACCGCGACGCATGGCAGCTCCAGGGCGCCAAGAAGCTCGCGCTGGACATCGGCGACGAAGCCTCGAAGGCGGTCTCGGAGCGGCTCAACGATAGCGACCATCCGGCCACGCTGGATGACATCGACCACCTGGTCGAGAGCATCTTCCAGAAGCACGTCCTCGATCCGGACGGGAAGGTCCACGACTTCGGCACGCCCCAGGCCAAGACGACTTTGGCGAACGCGCTGCTCGAGGTTCGGTCCAATCTCCTTCCGCAGGCTCAGGCCGCGATCAAGAAGCAGACGGACCTCCGCCTCCTGTCAACCGTGGCGAACAACGCCGTCCACGAGTTCTACCGCGGCGCCCCCATCGGTGCCCCTCCGGAAGCCCGTGCGGCGCCCCCTCAGGACCCCCTAGCGCCCCTTCCGGACGCCCAGGTAGTTCCGAACCGGCCAACCCCGTTCGCCCGTCCTACGGCCGCTCTGGCGCCCTTCCAGGGCTTCTCAGCGGGCCACATCAGCTCAGGCATCGGCGCACCCCGCGAAGGCGGGTCGACGCACAACGGCGAGGACTTCCCGGTCCCCGTCGGGACCAACATCCAGGCCCCTATGGCGGGGACTGTCGTGTCGGTCTTCAGCAATGCCCGCGGCGGCAACCAGCTCCGCATCAAGCTCGCTGACGGATCGACGTGGGGCTTCGCCCACCTCGGCTCCACCTCCGTCCGACAGGGCGACAAGGTAGAGGCGGGGGACATCCTCGCGCTCTCCGGCAACACCGGGCACACCACCGGCGCCCACGTCCACGTGACGGTGAAGGACCCTAGCGGCAAGCTGGTGTCTCCGTCGCACTACTTCGCCTCCGCCAAGGCGCCCTCAGGTCTCCCTTCCGGCCCCTCTTTCGTCCCTACCGCGGACGACCCGGCGCTCGCGCAAGGAGCCGCCCCGGACACCCAAGTCGGCACCGCTCTGGCGCCCTTCGACCTAGAAGGTGCGCTGGCCCAGGTGCCGCCGTCCATCGACAAGGGTCAGGCCAAGGGGTTCATCCTCCAGGCTCTCGTCAACGAGGCCAACGAACGTGGCGACATCGGGCTCCTTAAGGGGCTCGAGGAAAGCAAGCGCAAGGACGGAACGCCGTCCCTGACTCCGGACGAGATCGCCACCGTCATCCAAGCTCGGGACACAATCACCGAACGGGTGCGGATCAAGGCTGAGCAAGCCCGCAAGCAGCTCTGGGACAAGAACGCGGACCAAGTCCTCCTTGCGTTCGAGAGTGACAAGAAGCCGTCCATCGGCTTCCTCCGGCAAGCCGCCCACGCCGGCCAGATTGACCCCAACTTTGCGTTCTCGATGGAGAACTGGATGGTCAACCAGGCCCAGGAGGCGACCCGTGAGGCCCGCTCAGAGGCCCGTCAGGCGCTCTATGAGGCCCAAGCAGCCATCACCGCGGACGTCAGCAGCCGCGTTGCTATCCGCAACGCTGGTGACCTCTCTGAGGCCAGCGTCGAGGACGACAACAAGCTCCTCACTAGTGGACAGCTTGGTACCGGAAAGGCCGCTCTCG